CGATCACCGACCAAGCCGAAAGGGCGGCCGCGCGCGTCGGCGCGAGTTGGGCGGCGTCGGCGTCGGCCGTTGCGTTGCGGTGGGGCGCGGCGGGGATCGCGATCATCGGCACGATCAAGCTCATCGGCAACGTTGTCGGCGAAGCGCGTGAACAGATTCGCGAGATGGTCGAGATCGCGGACAAGGCGTCGGCGCGCGGCGTGTCGCCGGAATTTTTCCAAGCGTTCACCGCGGCCGCAAAGGGTGCGGTTGATCAGGTGAAGATTCTAGAGGACGCGCTTGCCAACGCTTTCCGGGCACAACAACCGCAACTCGATACGCAAGCCAGCGTGGTTTTGCCGGAGCCGCTTAAACAGGCTTGGACCGAAGCGGAGATCGCATCAACGCGCGCGGTGCAGGCGATGCAGACGGCATCGGCCGCGCTGATCTTGAGCGCGACAACCGCCGATGAGCGCACCAAGGCGGTACTGGTCACGATGAAAGAGCTAGAGGCGTCGGGGCAACGGCTTGAAGCTCGCAACCTCGGTGAAAAGTTTTTCGGCAGGGAATTCCAAAACAACATCGATACCGGGAAACTAAAGATCGATGATCTGTTGCGCACGATCGAGGGCAAGCTTGCCGGCACGCAAGGGCGGTTGATCTTTAGCAATGAGGCGGTGCAGCAAGCCAAGGAATTAGACGTTGAATTGAATAACGCTTGGCACACGATCAGCGAAAACCTCGCGCCATCGTTCACGTTGCTCGGTGATATCGCGTTTGCGATCAAGGCGGCTTGGGTTGGGATCGTGCAATTGATGGCGCAAGCCTCGAACCTCCTCCCGAAATTTCAGCAAAAAGGCGGGCGGTTCGTTGGGCCGTCCGGTGAAACGGATTTCATGTTGCCGCCCGGCGAGCAAACCGGCGCGATCGGCCAAACGCCTCCGCAAGTCACGGTTCAAAAAGCCGGCTTGCCGCGGTTGACGGTCGAGGACGTGCGGCGTGCGATCGGGCCGACGCCGGCGGAGCGGGAGGAGACTGGCGCGGCAACCAAGAGCGCGTTCGAGGCGCAAGTTGAATCGATCAACAAGCACATTGCGGCGCTTGAAGCCGACGCCGCGGCGGTTGGAAAGACCGCGGCCGCGCATGCGGTGTTGCGCGCGGAGCTTTCGCTATTGCAGGCGATCGAGCGCGAAGGCGGCGACATTACGAACGAACAAATCACAAAATACGCAGAGCTTCGAAAGACCATGGAGCCGTTGCAGGCAATGCAGGCGGCCGGGATCAAGCTTTCGGAGGAGCAAGCGAAGGCGTTCGAGCAAGTCACCAAGCGACTCGGCGAGGCAGCAACCAAAGCCGAGAGCGCCAAGGCCGCGCTCGCCGCGCTCAACGATGCGATCCAATTTGGCGGCAAGCAACTCGTTGATATTTTCGATGCGCTCACCGACAAGACCAAGGATTTTGGCGAGACAATGAAAAGCGTCCTCGCCGCGGTTAAGCGCGCGTTCCTTGAGGCGGTCATCGCCGGACAAGGGCCGCTCGCCGGCATCCTCGGAACCAAAACAGCGGTTCCGGGCGGGACCGGCGGATTGCTTGGTGATATCTCCGGGCTGTTCTCGACCGCACCGGCGAGGGCCGCCGGCGGTCCGGTGCGCGCCGGTCGAGCCTACAAGGTGGGCGAGGCGGGGCCGGAATTTTTCATCCCCAACACGGACGGCCAAGTTGTCGCCAATGGCCGCATGTCGGAATCGCCGATCCCTTCCGGCGTGCGCTCGACCGGCGGCGGGGCTGGCGGATCGTTCAACGTTGTGGTTGAGAATCACGGCGCGGACATTGAGCAAAAGGGGCAACGCCGCAATTCCTCCGGCGGCTTTGATTTCCGGATCGCGGTGCGCTCGATCGTGCAAGAGTCGTTCGCCGACTCGTCAATGGATTCCTCGATGCGGCGCTTTGGAGCATTCCCGCAAGCGGTGACAAGATGACGGAACCGCTCGAAACATGGCCGGCTGCGGTGACGCAGAACATGGTGCGCGGCACCTACTCGGAAACGCCGATTGATACCTTGATCGCGTTCCCTCCGGATCGCGGCGCACCGCTCACACGCCAGGGCACATATATCCCGCTAACGAAAATCCAGTTTCAATCGCCGTTGACGTATGCCGAAAAGACCGCGCTCGATACGTTCTACAAAACGACATGCCTCCAAGGCACGAGCCGAGTCACACGGAAAGACCCTAAGAGCGGCACAAGCCGGACCATGAAATTCGACGGGCCGCCGGCCTACAGCGACGCCGGGCCGCAAGGCTACTTTGTCGCGCTCCGGTTTTGGGTGTTCGCCTGATGGCTCGCACGCTCTCGACCGCGTTCCGGAAATCGATCGAGATGCGGGATTCTCCCGCGCTGATCTTGTGCTTTGTCACGATTGATCACGATGACCTCGCGGCGACCTTGCGGATCGTGTCTGAGGACGTGAACGGGATCAGCCGATCCGCGAATGGCGCGATCATCAATTACAATCTTGGCGGCAACCTGTACCAAGGCTTGCCGTTTTATTTCGATCTCATCACCGATAACGATCGCGCGCCGTTGGCGCGGATGGCGATCCCGGATATCGACAAGGCGATCGGGCTTGCGCTGATCGAGACGATCGAGTCGCCGGTGCTTACGCTCAAGATTTACAATTCGGCGGATTGGGGCACCACGCTCGACGGCTCAAACGCGCGATCGCCAACCGGTACGCCAACCGTGGTTTACTCCGCGCCGTATCTGCGGATGCGCAACACCGGCTCCGATCAGGTGATCTTGCAAGGCGACCTCATGTCGTTCGATTACACCAACGAGCCTTGGCCGTACCATCGCGCGACGAAAGACCTAGTGCCGGGCGCGTATTGGTGATGCGCGGTCCGCCGCGTTGGGTTGAGCGTTACATCGGCATCCCGTTCACTGAATCAGGTTACGGAGACTCGGGTTGCCATTGTTGGGGGCTGGTGTGCCTTGTGTTCGAGCAAGATCTTAAAATTGAATTGCCGCGCTATGACGTGATCGCGTGCGCTGATCTCCGCGGCTTGTTCGAGGCGTTCCGGCATGAACTAGCGTTTGGTCCGTGGCGCGAGGTCGCCGATCAACGGGCTTATGATGTTGTGCTGATGCGCTCGATCGTGCCAACCGATGCCGGCGTGATCCAAGCTCCGGCGCATTTCGGCATTGCCGCCGGTGCCGGCTTCGTCTTACACGTTGAGGAGGGATCGCAAGCCGTGTGCATCGATCGCCATCATTACTCGATCGCCGGCCGCCGTCTCGGGTTGTACCGCCATAGGGACGTGCCGTGAATCAAATCATCATCCCGAAATCGCAACCGCTGACTCGCATCCTGTGGCGCAAGCATCCGTTCGCCGATCGGCTCTATTCGCACGTCGCGGTTGATGGTCTTTCGATCGCCGAATATGTCGAGCTATTCCGCGCCGATCTTCCTTATGATTTCGATCGGTTCGGTGCGGTCACGATCAATGAGCAACCGGTGCCGCGCGAGCTTTGGGCGAAGGTGCGGCCGCGCGTCCGGTTTGATCTTGAGATCACGGTATCATTTCACGTTGCGCCAATGGGCGGCGGCAACGTCTCGATCGCCACGATCGCCGGCCTCGCCGTGCTCCTCGCCGCAACGCTTGTCACCGCCGGCGCGGCGGCTCCGCTCCTTGGTGCGCTTGGCGGTGCGCAATTCGGCGCATTGTTCGCAGCCGGCACGATCGGCGCAAAGATCGCCGGCCTCGCCGTCGCGGTTGTCGGAACGCTGGCGGTTAACGCGCTCACACCGCCGCCAGCGATCCCGCAACTCGCCGGGCCGGCGAAAGGTGCCGGACCGGGCGGCACAAGCGCGGCGCTAACCGGCAACGTGCTCGCGCCGGGCGCACCGATCCCGCGCGTCGCCGGCACGTTCCGAGTCTTTCCTCCGCTCGCGATCGCTCCGCTCGTTGACGTGAATGATGACGGCAACGAGGTTGCGGAGGCGATCTATTGCCTCGCCGGTGCGCATCAATTGGATGATCCGAAACTCGGCGAGGTCGCGATCGCTGATCTCGATAACACCGAATATGAAGCGCGCGAGGGGCACGGCAGCGACTCGGCGTTGACGCTGATCGCGCGCTATAGCCGGACCGAAAACATTGGGCAGCAATTGGCGCGCGCGGAGGTCAACCAAACCGACAACCGGCAATTGCTCGATCAGGCAACACCGCTGAATTCGGTTTCGCAACCGTTCCGGGTTCGCGCGCTCTCCGGCTTCGATGAATTTTGGATCGCACTAGATTTCCCGATCGGGCTTTCGATGCCACAGAATGCCAATTCCTATTCTACGCTTCCGATTCGAATTCGGTTCCGGCGCGATGGTGATCCGACTTGGCGCTATATGCCGGAATTTCACGTTCGATCGCTCAAGGCGGAACCGCGCAAGCTTATTGTCAAAATTATCCGCGGCAACTCGCCGGGCGTGGTCACACCGCAGGACAAGGTTGGGCCGTGGATCGCGTTCACTGATGTTTCGATGCGAATGGAGTCGATGCTAGGCAATTTTGCAAATAACGTGATCAATGACGGCTCGACTAGTTTCAACAGCAACGCCTCGACGCTCAACCATTGGGCCGGAGCGAATTGGATCACGCCGGCCGGCGGCGGCTTAGGTCGCATGGTGAATCGCGTTGAGATATGGCCGCGCGACAACGGCACCGGGTTCGGCACAGCTAACGCCAACATGACGTTTTTTCTTTTCAAGAAAGATGGGACCGCTCCGGCGAGCGCAACGGACGGCACGCAAGTCGCAACAACCGCGATCACCGACGCGACAACGCGCACGGCTCCGGTGGTTTTCTCGGTTGCCGATTTCACGAGCGATTATGTTTGGATGACGGCGCGGCGGACCGATAGCGGCAACACCGCAATGAATCTCATGGAGATGAAAATTTTCGGCGATTGGCGCTTTTCACTCTATGCCGCCGATCGGTTCCGCAATGTCGCGCCGACTCCGTTTGGTTTGGGGCTTATCGAGCTTACCAACACCGGCACAACGAACGTTCGCAACATCAACCTAGATGCGTATGAGGTTGCGGTGTTCCTCGATACCGCAACGTATCCGGTTGATGCTTATGATTTTGAGATCATGCGCGGCTATCAATCGCAAATTTTCACGTCAACCATTGGGTTCTTTTTCCCCGAATATCGAATCATTGATCCTCCGGGTTCGGCGAATCAAAACATTGTCGCCGATCTTTTCGGGTTCCTGTGGGAGCCGGGCGCGGGCGATTTCATCGTTGCGAACGATTATGATTTTGTCGCCGGCGAGGTTGTCGTTACGCGGTATTCCTCGCTCAAG